GCGTGGTCGTGAAAGTTGAGTTGCTTGTGGAGTTCGTCACCAGTAACTGATTGCCCCATGGCGCGTTCCAGCCTGGGCCTTTTCGCCAGGAGGTTCCGTTGTAGGTGTAGAGGCCTTCGCTGCTGTCATTGCTGCGGATGTAGGCGACCATGCCGTCTTCTGGGGCGGTCACTTGAACGTCTCTGGCCCCAGTGGATGCAAACGACATCACGGACTGTTCCATGAGGAAATTGTTGACGTCTGAGGCAGTGAGGACTGAAGCTGCTGTAAAAGTTTTGAATCCTGAACCCATAAGAGTCTCCTAATAGCCGAGAAGATTTGTGTCGAGAACGCCGAAGGTCGACGAGTCAAGAATAAAGAACGCCAGCGGAGCCGGGGACAAATTGTAGGTCGTCACCCAAGAAGAGATCCCGATGTCGTGGTTGATGCCTTCGACGATCAGTTCTTTAGAGATTACAGACCCGACCCCTTGGGGACGTCGTTTTACAGTGATTCGAGTTCCAATGTCGTCTGTGATCGTTGCCGCATACATAGACGGTAGGCGGCGTGGGCTGAATGTCATTTGTTCGATTCGCAGCTGTGGCTGTTTGTAGGTTGCGATTCGCACATTGGCAATGTCTGTCATCGCCTGGTCAGTGTCGTTTATGAGTCCGGATTGTGAGTCGGTGCGGATGAAGTATTGGCCTTGACTTGTGGTGTCGTTGACGACAGCGGTTGCGCCTTCACGTCTGGCAACAATTGTCCGGTTGAAGATGAGCTGGTCGTTGTAGGTGAACTCGAGGTCGAGGTAGGGGAGTTCGCCGGTTCCGTCTCCGAAGGTTCGTTGTGAGGTGTTGAAGGTGCTGGTTGTTGCCATGGAATCGTGGGAAATGAATTTGACGAGGCCGGAGCGGTCGCAGAAGAGGCGGCCTTGGTCGGCGGTTTCGCATTCCTTTAAGGCCGAGAGGAGTGTGTCGTTTTGGGTGTCGATTCCTTGGACTGTTGAGGTGGCGGTTGAAAAGGTTTCTCCGTCACTCATCCAATCAGCCATTGCGAGTAGAGAGTCGAGGCGTTGGGTGGCGGTGTTGCCGGTTAGGTAGGTGCCTTTTCCGATGGCGTAATGGGCGGCGATTTGTGTGGACGTCAGGGCGACTGTTGAGTAGAGGGTTAGTTCGTCAAGTGTGCCGACAAAGTGCGAGGTCATGTTGTAGGTGGCGGTGGCGGATGAGGTGTACGGCTTACCGACAACAATATTCAATTCATCTGGCGAGATAGTTGAGAAAGTCGTTGAGGTTGTTGCTAATACGCCATCCACCCAAAGTTGATGTGAGGATGTGTTGAAATCCCATCGGAGGACGAGGTGGTGGGGTTTGCCGTCATTGACAGTCACTGACGAGGTTTCGACGTATGACTGGGCGATGCCTCCGGCGGTTCCGATTTGCCCTTGGATGACTCCTACTCCACCCGTAACAACCATGCCGAGAGCGAGGGTGAATTCGTTACCTGGTTTGTAAAAAATCCCGTATTTGCCATCTGTGGTTGTCGAAGTTGAGATCCAGCATTCGACAGTTTTGGCGAGATAGTCGACAAACGTGTATGGCAGAAACCCGACCGGAATTTCGATGTAATCGGTTCCGTCGAAGACTGCTGACACCGAGGAATCGTTGGCGACAAGAGAGCCGGTTGAGGCGCCTGTGGTTGCTGCTCCGGCAGTTGTTTTCCAGGAGCCAACAGATCGGCCGCTGATGGTTTCGAAGGGTTGTGTGGGGGCGTCGCCATCGTCAAAACGAAACCAAGCAGTCGGGCCGTCTTCTCTGACTTGGTATTCCCAGTAGGAGGGAAGGGTGATGAGGTTGAGGACTTTGAAAGCGTCGGATGCGGTTACTACTGCGACAGCGTCGGACGGGTTTGTGTATTGCTGATCCCACTGGTCGACATAGCCTTGGAAGATGGTTTGAGCGGAACCGCCAGGCGCTGTGGCTTGGATACGGATGGGGCGTCCTGGGGTGATTTTTCCGTAGTAGGCGCCGGCAGTGTTTTCGGGGTCGAAGGTTCGGTCTTCGTTGCTGAGAATGATTTGACAGTTTCCGGTGGTGAAGTCGTCAAGTTCTGAGGAGCGGCCACGTTTAATTTGGACACTTCGAACGTAGGTGGAGACGTCGGTGTAGGTGATGGAGGAGAGTGTGGATCCGATGGGGACGGTGTTGTTTCCGGCGCTAGTTGAGAAGCCGATGGAAACGGTGATTTGTACGCCATCAGCGATTTCGGCTGGCATCAGCTTCGCCACCCATAACCGGAGCGGCGCTCATAGCTCGAGATGGCTTCGACGATGGTTTGTCCAATAGCGGCTTTGTCGGCGGTGGGGGAGACGTTGACGTTGATTGTCACATTGCCTCCGCCACTGCCACCCATGCTACCGCCAGCGTCGGAGAGAAGTGCTTTGTTGGTGGAGAAGGCGTCAATGATGCGACCATAACCGGAGGGGACGAACAGTTCTGGGCCTTTCTCGCCGACCATGTATGGGGTGCCGGCGTCGACAGGACCACCACCGGCTCTGCGGTCTGGGTAGTTTGCTGAGAAGGCCATTAACTCGTCGTAACTGACAACAGCGTCTTTTGACAGACCTAAGAATGCTCTAATTTTGCGGACTGCTTCGTCCATCTCGACTCTGAGTTTGACGACCGGGTCAATGGAGGCAGTAGTTAAAAGATCGTAAGCGAGTCCTTGGAGATGCTTTCGAACTGGACTATCCGGTGCGAGAGTGGCTGCGAGTTCCCCAAGCTTTGCGGCCTGGACAAGTGCAGCTTCGCCTCCTGAGTAGGTTTCTTCCTTTGCGAGTTTTTGGACGCCAACTAACTTGGCGAATTCCTCAGCCTGCTTTTCCATGGTTTTGATGAGGTCGATTTCTTTCAAACGGCGGTCGTCTGCTGACAAACCACCATCTTTGAGACTTTCGTTGTATTCCTTGAGAGCCTTACGAGTAGCAATTTCTGCTTCCTCGCTGCTGAGTCGGGTGTCATAAAGTTCTTTTGTGGCGTCGATGAGGTCTTTGATTTTGTCTTTTGATTTTTCAATTTCGGCAGACAAATCCGCTTCCGCTTTGGCAGCGTCTTGAGATACGCCTTTACTTAAAGCCTTTTGAATATTGGAATTTCGGACAGCTTCCAAGTTCACGTTGTAGGCGTCGATACCGTTATAGAGAGTTTCGATGAGTCCCGAGTCGGCGGTTTCTGTTTCAAGAAGGCGGGCGATGAGTTCGTTTTGGGAGCCGCCAAGATCGCGAACAGCTTGAGTACGCTTTTTGTATTCTTTGTCGCCCCAGTTTCCTTTGAGTATGTCTTCGACTTCTCCCTGCTTCACCAAGGCGTCCCGGTTGTCGTCGATGACGTCGGTGAACTGGGAGACTGAGATACCGGCTCTGTTTAGATTGTCGAGTTGGTTTTTTGATGCCAATTGCGCGGCAAGGCTTGTTTCAGTATTTGCCGTCATTGCCCCGGTGAGCTTATCGAAGGTAGGGATGAGGGCTTCAATGTCTTTTTTTACTCTCGCTTGTTCGTCGGCGTATCTTTTGTACGCAATGCCGCCAACGACAGCAGCAACTCCGACCGCCAACACTGCCGGACCAAGAAGAGACATTGAACCGGCAGCGGCGGCAGCGCCTCCGGAAGCTGCACTGGTTGAAACATTCATGGAGGCGATGGCTGTGTTAGTTGTTACTGCTTTAGTCCCGGCGTCAAGAATGGCTGTTCCTGCTGATTTCACAGTTGACAAAACAGAACTGAAAGCATCAACCAATTTCGGACCAACAAGAACAATGCCTGTCAAACCAATCAGACCGGTTTGCACCGGAGCAGGCAAAGCGGAGAAAGCATTTGCCACCAAGACAACTGTTTCTTGGATCTTGGTGTAAATAGGGAGAAGAGATGCGCCGAGTTTCGCTGAGGCGTCTTCCATGGCTGCTGCTGCTCTTTGCTGCTGGCCTTGGGCTGTGTCCGCTTCCTTCCCGAAATTTCCTACGGCAAATGCTGAGCGTTCCGTGATAAGAGCAAGAGTGGCTTGGCCTTTTGCGTATGCACTGACAGAGGTGACAGAGTCCGCCAATCCCATAGAGACGGCTTTGCTATTGACTTCTGACGCTTTGAGAGCAATACCAAATTGCTCGAGGGGATCGTATTCGCCTCGAAGGGCGCCACCTAAAGCGGAGACGGCGTCGTTGGTGTTGCCGCCAAGAGTGGACGCCAAATCTGCGCCAGTTTTCGTTAAGAAGATGGATTGCTTTGCTGCCTCTTCCGCTGAAAGGCCGGCACCCTTCAAAGAAGCGCCGAGACGTGACGTCAGCGAACGAGCAGCGTTCTCGGAAAGGCCAACTACGTCGGCGGCGCTTTTTGCGAATTTGTCAACATTGGCGGCAGCACTTCCAAAGACAGCAGCTGTTCCGCCGATGGACTGTTCCAGGTCGCCGGCGGCTTTGACGAGCTTTTGAGCGCCGATAAGGACAGCGCCTCCGAAGAGGGCGGTTCGGAGAATGTCGCCAGACTTTTTGGCGTTGTCTCCGAAGCCGCTGAGTTTGCCTTCTGCTTTTTGAAGTTCTCGTTGGAGTTGTGCGGCGTCACCTACAACGGCGACCCTCACTTCACGTTTGTCACCGGCCATCGGTTGCCTCACTCATCCCAACGCTTAGCGTCCGAACCGTATTCGGCGGATTCTCTGCGTCTTGTTTGAACTTCGAACATTGCGTCGAGGTAGTGGTCGGGTTCCTCTAAAAGTACGGACATTGAGATACCCGAGTCAATCGCCAGCGCTGCTACAGCGAGGGTGAAGAACTCGGGTCCGTAGGGGTTTCTTCTTCTTCTTCTTCGGAAAGAATGTCAACCCCATCAACGGTTTCCATCCATTCGTCGAAGTCGGGAAGGTCACTGTTAATTCGTTTTTCTGCACACCATCCGAAGAACCACAAATGTTCGGTGTAGATGCCGCCTTCTGAGAACAGGTTGGAGACTGGCATTTTGAATTGACGTTCGAACTTGACGGCGTCGACCTTGCGGCCTGGTGCTTCGACGAGGGTTCCGTCTTGGTGTGTGATTTGGTATTTTGCGAACATGGCGGGCTGTTCCTTTATCGGAGGGCGGATTGGACTGCTTTGTCGACTGCTTTGCCGGCGGCTTCGACGAGACGGTTTTGTGTCTCGAGGATGCCAGGGTAGACGTAGCGGCCTTTTTTAATGATAGGCCGGACGATGGTTTGGTTTCGTCCTGGTCCACGGTTTCTCAGAGATCCACCGAAGTCCAGCCATCCGAAGTATGGGGCTACGGATGATTTCCCACCGGCCAGAACGTAGAGGGTGTTTCCTCCTGCTCTGGCTTTCAAAGTGAACTGGGCGTAGCCGGATCGTTTCGGGACTCTCCGCATAATGGCGGGGAGGGTGTTGAGGATGATGGCGGATTTGAGGTCTTCGCGTAGGACCGGGACGAGGTCCGGATGTATCTTTCGCAGATACTTCCGAACCTCGGCCAGGTTGCTGACATAGACCCCAGCCCCTACAGCCACTAGCCGTTCTTGGCGATAGTGCTAGCTGCGCGCCAGCTGCCCGAAACGGTGATGGGGCCGTCGACCGGTGAATCGACTGAGAAGTCGAAGAAGCCGGTTCCGTACCAGTAGACGTTCGGGGCGTTCGTAATGTCTGGGTACAGGTAGAACTTGCGGGCGTCACCATCGACAGCGGCGGTGTAGGACTGTGCGGTCGCATCGTCGAAGTAGCCGGAGAAGCTGCCCTGAGCGTCGGGAAGGCCCGAAACGTACACCTTGTTGGTGTCGCCGAATGAGGTGACTTCAGCGGTGTCGACAGCGAACTCCGCTGACCACTGCTTAAGGAATGCGACGGATGAAGGATTCGCTGCCGAGGTAGCGATTCCGAGGTAGAGGCGACCGTTACGGCCGTGGCGACGTGCCATTGGTTTCTCCTTGGGGAGTTGGTGGGGTCTGGGGTTCTCCGGTCACGTCGGGATGCTCGGGAGAGCTGCTACACATTCCAGCAGATGCCGGACATTATTGTCGAAAGTTCGGGTGGCGATTGCGTTTCGTGCCTCGAGTGCGACTGTTTGCCGTTCTGCCGGATGGTTCAGCCACCATCGTAGTTTCTCTCCGAACTCTTCGGGTGTTTCGAAGGTGGGCAACATGGAAAGAATCTGATCTGATTCGGGGCGGGGTTCTCGGAGAAAGAAAGTTCCTGTGGCGGCTAGTTCCACTTCGCGTGGACCCATTGCCCAGCCTTGGTCATGGCCGGCGGCGCCTTCCTTGCGGTAAAGGTTCGCCGAGGTGTGGACTGAGGAATACAGCTCCACTGTGTGTTCGTTGGGGAAACAGCCGGTTTGGTCGTGGATGAGGAACTGTTGAAGTGGTGACTGGTCGTCGAGTGCCTGCCAGTTTCCGGCGAACGCCACGTCAATTCCGGTCCAGTCGACTTGTTCGAAGAAGTTGATTCGGGAGGGGAAGGCGGTTCCTACCCATCCGAAGTCGGCTCGGAGATCGTCGGAGACTTGGTGGCGGTAATGGATTTCGGGGTCGTATGCCTGGGGGATGTACCAGGTGTTGGGTTGGGTTTGGCGGAATGTGTCGAGGTTGGTGGGGTCGTTGATGAATGCGGCGTCGGCCCTGGCAGCGATGGGCTGTTGTGAAGGATCCTCATACGGGGATTCTGTGAGGATGACGGCGATTCGGATTCCTCGAGATCGGATGATGTCGAAGGTTTCGGGTGGGACGAGGAAGGCGGAGGTGATGATGACGAGGTCGGGCCAGAAGTCGAAGCAGGTGGCGCGTAGTTGTTCGCCGACCATTCGGGCGGCGATGTGTCCTTTTTCTGTTTCGGGGACTTTGCCTCGGATGGCGTTTTCGGTGAAGGTGATTCGGTCGGAGAGGTTGAAGTTGTGGACTTCATTGCCGGAGCGTTTTAACGCTCGGAGCCATCCGTTGTGGACGTCTGCGACAGAGAATTCGGGGCCGGGTTCTACTGTGAGAATTCGCACTTAGCCGAGAACCTCGAGGTTCACTTCCACGCCTAGGTATTCGATGCCGCCGATGGTGAAGGTTCCTGGATTGTTCCAGGAGGTGACTCGGCAGGAATCACAGGAGTCGGACAGTGTCGGGTCGGCGTCGATGACATGGTAAATGGAATCGTTGCCTTGGCCCAAGAATTCGTCGAGGCGTTCCTGTCCGTGTTGGTCGTCTGCCCTGGTGAGCATGACGAGGACGCCATAGTTGACGATCATTCCGTCAATGTTGTCGGCGTCGTATTGTCCGGTGCCGAGGGAAACGACAGCTGCTGGCGGTTGAATCGTTGAGGGGATCCACTCGTAAATTCGGAGGTTGTCGACGTTTTGGAGGGCGGTGGTGATGCCTGCTCTTACCGATGCGAGGTTCATCCGATGACCAGTCCTTGGCCGCCTGCACGTCGGTAGGGGGAGATCAGCATTTGGACGTCAGGGTCGAGGCGGGTGGAGACTCGGATGGCTCCGAATGCTTCGCCGGCTGCGAATCCTTCTGGGGTTTGCGCGCGTCGGTAGATGCGGGCGGCTTGGATGAGGCAGGCTTGGGCGATGGAGTCTGGGATTGCTGCCCATCCCCATTTGGCGGTCACTTGGACTCGGGGGCGTCGGCCGGTGACGGGAAACAGTTTTGGGATGGTGGCGAGGATGCTGTTGTAGGGCTGGTTGGAGATGCCACCGATTTCGGCGTTCAAAGGTTCGAGGATGTATTCGTTGGTGGCCCAGGTCTGGTCGTAGGTGCCGTTGTCGCCTGTGTCGGTTTTGATGATGAGACCGGTTGTGGTTGAGAAGTCGTCGACGACACATCGGATATGGGTGTCGGCGTAGTAGACGCGTGGGGAGACTGAGGCGTCGAGGTAGAAGCGCCGGTTGGTGAAGGCGTCGATGGTTCGGGAGGCGACTTCGATGGCTGCTTCCATTTGGGCGTCTTCAGCGGTGCCGTAGTTCGCCGAGGGGAACAGATAAGCCTTGAAGTCGTTGAGGGTGGTGTAGCCGTTGGTGATTGTCATTATTGGCTCCATTTGGTTCTGAGACGGGTGACGTTTTCGGCTACGGCTGACCACCGTTCCGAACCGGATTGTGACTCGAGGTGAGTGACGGTGGCGTGTGGATCGTAGACGTTACGGAATCCGGCGTCGACGGCTGCCAAGCATAGGTCGACGTCTTCATAGCCGTTCCAGTATCCCTCATCGAAGCCGCCGAGGCTGTGGAAGGTGTCTCGTCTGATGGAGAGACAGGCGCCGGTGATGGCGTCGACGTCGATGGGTTCTGAGGACCAGTCGATGGTGAGGTTCCATGCTTCGAGTCCTGGTGGCCGGTTGAAGTCGATGGCGACTCCGGCGGATTGGATTTGGCAGTCGGGGTAGATGAGTTTGGGGCCGACTATTCCGACAGTGGGGTCGTCGAGGTGGTTGGTGTGTGATGTCCAGTTGGGGTGGACGATGGTGTCGTTGTTGAGGAAGATGAGCCGGTCGGCTGTGGCATGGCGGGCGCCTTGGTTGCAGGCGGCAGCGAAGCCGAGGTTGTGATCGTTGGCGATGGTGGCGAGTTTTTCGGTGCCGTCCGTGGATCCGTTATCGACGATGATGATTTCGTCGACAGGGTCGTGCCTGGCGATTGAGTTGAGACAGTTTTGGGTGAGTTCCAACCGGTTGTAGGTGGGGATTATGACTGCGATAGTCATGGCGCCGAGTCTTCTATGAGGCCGGTTTCTTCACAAAGTTTCCGCCAGGTACCCCAGAGGGTTCGGTCGTCGAGTCCGCCAAGTTGCCGCCAGTGCGCCCCATAGGTGGGGTGGAGGTTGGTGGCGTTGAAAGCGGCTGCACCATTGCGGGCTTTGGTGACGAGCTGCTCGAAGGACCGGTACTGGTAGTGGCGATAGTTGAGGCCGGCTGCTGGGGTGCCGGGATGGTTGAAGACGAAATGGTTTCCGAAGTCAATCCAAACGTCGGGGTGATAACGGAACGCTACTTTGCCCATTTTTTGGGGGGATTGGCGCCGATGTCGGATCCGTTGAAATGGTGACGTTTCGGTGGGGTCGTCGTCGTCTGTCACGATGTGATCCCAGCCTGTGGCGGTGTAGACGTCGGCGTCGGCTTGGTTGAAGAACTCTTTGAGGGTGCCGTCGGTCCAGTAGAAGTATTCGTCTGCGTCGAAGGGGAGGATCCATTCGGCTCCGAATTCGTTGTGAGCCATGTGGGCTAGGGCAGTCATTTTCTGGTCTTGGTAGTAGCCGACTTCGGGGTCTTCGATGACTGTGACTTTTCCCGTTCGGGTGAGGTTTTGGAGGAGGAATCCGGTGTTGTCGATACTCATGTTGTCGGCGACTATGACATGGTCGACGCCTTGGTCGAGGAGATGTTGGATTGTCCAGTCGACGATGTCTTCTTCATCGCGAACCATGGTGACGGCAACGAGTGTCATTTGATTCTCCTGGCGGGTGTTCCGACCCATGTGGAGTTGGGTGGAAGTTCCTGTCGGGGGAGGACGACTGTTCCGGCGCCGATGGTTACTCGAGGGCCGAGGGTGGCGAGGTTGGAGATCACTGCTCCGGCTCCGATCTGACAGCCGGCGCCGATGGTGACGTCTCCACAGATTGTGGCTCCTGGTCCGATGGTGACGAAGTCGCCGATTTGCGCGCGTGTGATGAAGACGTTTCCGTTGATGTGGCTGTGTCGCCCTACACGGGTTTTCGGGCCGATGGTGGTGTGTGCGCCTATTACTACGCCCGGGTGGGCTTGTAGGGTCAAATGAACGGCCGCTGAGGGATGGATGGCGATGGCGGCTTTGGTTGGGATGTCCATTTGTTCTCGGATTCGGCTGTCGTTGTGGCCGATGAGGTATTCGTCGAAGAATTCGGCGTCGATACAAGGTCCAAGAATGTCGGGGCCGTCGACATGGTCGTCCAAATAGCCGACAAAGTTTTGGCCGGACGATTTGAGGATGGCGGCGATGTCTTGCCCATGACCACCGGCACAAAGGACAACCACTCTTTTCACAGTTTGTACGCCTTCGAACGTCTGACCCCAATGTGGAGGCAGCGTGGCTCGTCGTCAAGGTTGCCGAGATAACCGAACTGCCAGCCGTCAGATTTGAGAGCTGCTGTCAGTTCAGCCTCGAGGTCGGCTGTGTATTTCGTGATCTCCACAGGGTAGAGGCAGGGGTTGAAGGTGAAGAGGTGGCGTTGGGAGATCCAGCCGGGACGCTGTGTGAATCGTTCGGGGCTGAGGTTGTAGATGGTGCCGGCTTGGCGTTCCTCAGGAGACCAGGGCTGGCGATGAAGTGCGATTTGTGCCAGTGACGGGTCGGCTTTCAAATATTCGACCATCCATGGAATGTCGACCGGTTCGGGAAACACAAAGTCGTCTTCGAGGTGGAAGACAAAGTCGATGTCGTCGTTGAGGTGGTCCCAGCCGGTTTGGATGGCACCGGCCAAACCTTTCCTGGGCAGGTTTCGGATGATGTCGAAGCCGTCAGGACAGAAGCCGACTGATTCGCCTGAGTCGTCGACGAGGAGCCGCTGCGAGAACGGATAGTTGAGGCATTCGCTGGCGGATTGGAGGGTTTGTTGCAGATAATCCCAGCGGCCGTCAGTGATGACCATGAGCGCGATGTTCACTGGACAGTCATTCCCAGTTTTGCCCAGCGGCGCATGAAGGCGCCTTTGTCTCGGGCGAGTTGCTGCTGCATTTCTGGGTCTTCCCAGTTGCCAGTCTTCGAGCCGCCTTCGATGTGTTCCACAGTTGTTTCGGTTGCCATGGCATACCAGGCGCCGGCCATGTCCATGGAGAGGACGAGGTCGTTGTCTCCGAACCACCATTTGCAGTCTTCGGGGAAACGCCAGCCTTCTTGGAACCATTCCGACTTCACCATGAAGGCGAAGCCGGCGAGGCCGCCTGTGCCGTCATAGCGGTCAGCACAGATCCCGTGGAGCTGCACAATCGGCTCCGCTGTTTCTCGGCCGTCATAGTTGGGGCAGATGGCGACCATGTGAGGGTCGGAACGTAACCCTGCCGCCAAGGTTGAAATGAATTTGTCGCCGATGATGATGTCGTTGTTGAGGAAAGCGATGTTGGCTTTGTGGTGTCGGTTCATTGCCCAAGTGGCTCCGGCGTTCCACATTTCGTGGATTCCCATGCCTTGACAGTCCATCACTTTGGCGAAGGTTTGAGACCCCAGCCACTTCACAGTTTCAGGGTTGGAGCCGTTGTCGAGGACGAGGATGCCGTCGTGTTCGCCCTGGTCGTGGAGTTGACGTAGAAGGGCCTTCGTCATTTTGAGGTTGTCTTTGACCGGGACGACCACAAAGTTTTTCGTTGGCACTAGTTCGGGTGGCACTTGCGGCCAGAAGTCCCGAGTGGTGAGAGTCCGCTTTTTGATGTGGCCGACTTCGATGGTGGTGTCGACGGTGCAGGGGAATCCGACCGCTTGCGCGCGCAAACTGAACACATAGTCTTCGCCCATGATGTCGTGGACTTCTTCGCCTGTTTCCGGGTCGGTGTAGTCCCACTGGACATATTTGAACCAAGGCTGGGCGTCTTTGCGGTTGGCGTCCCAAATCTTTTGGAGGACTGTTCGGTGGAGGAGGACACATCCGGAGCCGACAGCGCCAACCTGCCAGTGCTGCTGAGGTGGGATTGTCGAATATTCGCGTGGGGTGGGCGGATCTAATGTTTCGAAGCCGATGCAGGCTGGGACGATCCGGTGATGTGGATTCCACTTTTCGGCCATGATGAGCGCCGACAAGATGGGCCGTTCGATTGGGTCGGCGGATTCCAGCATGACGTCGACGAGGTCGAAGCGGAAACGCTGGTCGGTGTCGATAAACAGCAGCCACTCGGCGTCACCCTCGAGGAAGGTTCGGACGACTGAGTTTCTCTGTTGGGGGAGATTGGTTCCTGCCTGGGCGATCATCCAGCCGGCATGATCTAGATGTCCGGCGGTTTGCTGATCCCAAGACTTTAAAGCGAGGAGGGAGAAAACGAAGTCGGGTTCGAAGCTGCCATAGATGATTCCGATG